CTGCACCTGTTACTGTGTAATGTGTAGTTAAAGTCTTAACTGTTTCAGTAGCATTAGCATCCCTAATAATAACTTGAAGATCAGCATCTGCGAATACTTTGAATGTATAGTTGAAGGTATCTAAAGTACCATTTCCAGAGTAGGAGTTCTTTACTGTAGTGGATGATATTGTCATATTGTTTCTCTATATAGTTATTTTATTGTCTAGGCAACACTTCTTTTTGCATTTCTTCTGTATTATAGGTCGATTTTCTAAAGCCATATTTAGTTTCTCTAGCTTTTAATATGGCATCTTTTACTTCTGGATATTCTTCTAACATATCTTGATAGGCTTTATTTTTATATGATTGAAATATTCTTTTTAATATTATTTCTTTGCCACCTTCAAAGTTTTCATCACCTTCTTGTCGTCTATTATAATCTACAGATTCTATTATATTTAATAATTGATCTTTTAAATTTGTGCCACTTATTTCTGTTTTACCTATTCTTTCAACCCAATAATTATGAGCTGATTGATTATCTTTTTTATAATCTATTAAATTAACTATTCTAAATTTAGTTTCATTAGGTTCAGAAAGTCTTAATTTAAGTCTCATTAATTCTATTAATACAGGATCTTCTTTAATATCCACTTTTCTACCAACCATAAGTGGTCCCATACTTAATCCTAAAAATGATGTTGCATTTTCCCAAGGTTTAAAATAAACAGCATTAGGAGTTTTTTCTATAGGTTCTCCAGTTAATAAGTCTCTTCTTGGCTCAAGATATTTTGTTTTTTCTAAAAAAGGTGCTTTCTTAATTATTTCATCTAAAAAACTTCTTGCTTCATATAAATCTTTATCTGGTTCAGTAATACCTGGAATACCTTGACCTAATAATGCTTGAAAAGGAATTGCATTACCAATTTGTTTACCTGCATATTGAAGTAAAGTTTCACCTGTCAAATTTTCTGCTAAGTCAAATCCATCAGATATACCTCTTAAATAAGATTTATTAGCAGCAGATTTCATTGCAGATAAAGCTGCAACAGTAAACCATTTTTGTTTTTGCTCATCATTAATGTTATCTTTATTTTCAAAAACATCTGCCATAATTCCTAAGATGTAAAATCTAGGATCCATTCTATTGTATTGTTTATATGTTACTGTTCCATCTTTATTTTTTTGTGCTATAGAATAAGATTGCCATCCATTAGCTAACCATTGTCTTTTAATGTTAAAATCTTTTGGTCCAGCTCCAGTAATTCTTCTATGTATATTACCTTTACTATCTTCTATATCTGTTGATGCTAAAATATAAGCATAAGTTGCTGCACCTATTCCAAATGTTTGTCTACCTATAACTTCAGCTCTTGCTCTTCTGTCTCCAGAGTTCCACATTACTCTCATCGGTTTAGTAAAAGCACCTAATACAGGAATACGACTTTCAGCGTGTCTCCAAAGATTTGTAGGTGTTCTTACAAATGGTGCAAGAAATCTAAAATAAGGTGCTTCTTGTAAAAATTTTTGTACTGCTCCACCAATGTTTAAATATCTTCCATCATCTAATGTATTAGTAAATGTTGAAACCCTAGCATTTTCTAATGCTTTAGCAGCAAGATCATTATCAACAACATTTGCTTTTCCATTTTTATCAAAACCTTCTTTAAATATTTTATCAATATTTGCTTTACCTTCTTTTGATCCTAATTCAAAACCTAGTTCTAAAGTATTTTCAACTGCTTCAGCATATAATCTTCCATTATAATTAAATTGTTTAAATAATTCATCTGAAGCCATAAGTAATCTTGTTGGAAACTCTGCAACTCTACCAAACCAATCAATACCTGTTCCAACTTTACCATCAAAACCAAGAGCAGAACCACTAATTGGTCTAACAGCTTTTCCATTTACTATTTGTAAATTATCTTGTGTTCTAATAAGTGGATCAAGAATTGCATCACCCTGTCTTAATGCTATACCAGCAGCTTTTAAAGAATTTCTCCAAGTTTTAGACATTCCTATAAATTGAGAAAAACCTTCTCTTCTTATTTTTGCATCTCTAGTTAATGCACCACCTGTAATTGTTTCTAATGGTTTTAAAATTGTTTCATAAAGGTTTCCAAGTATATTAACAAAATGAGTATAAGTTCCATATAGTAATGAGTTAATGTAAAGCGAGTTAAATGCTTCAATATATTTAGATAATTTTGATTTAGATATTTCGTTAATAATATCTTCTGGCTTCATATCTTTTACTTTTTTTGCAACGACAGCAGGATTAGCATCATAGTTTTTAAATATATTTGCAATCTTTTCTATTTCTAGAATTTTACCACCAGCTCTTGTAACTTTAATTCTACCTGCTTGAGTAGTTCTTGCAGCATCTCTAATTTGATCTTTTAATCCTTTAAAAGTTTCACCAATAACTTTCATTCTTAATGCTATTTCTTCTTTAGCTTCTTTAGACCATTTAGCAGAATCTTCACCAAACTCATCTAAATATTTTTTAGAAGTAGATTGAAAATCAAATGCTAATTCTTGTAATAATTGTTTATTAGCTAACATTCTTATTGTTCCTTCTTTAGCTTTTTGACCTTCTTTAATTACAGACTTTAATACATCTTCTTTATTTTTAGACATTAGTGTTGCTAGCTCTTCAGCAGTTTCATTAGCTAGTACATCACTTTCTAAAAATTCTTTTGTTGCATCATCAAACATATTTTCAGCAACATCATCTATTGTGTGTAAAACTTCATCACCATTTTTAAATGATTTAGTATTTAAAACTTTTTTAATCCAAAGTTCAGAATCTTTTTTAGCAGTTTGTTTAGTTGTTTTAATTATTTGCATTGCTTGTTTAGTATCGATTGCAGGATTATCTTCTAATTTTGCTTTTCTAACTTTTTTTGATTTTACTTTAATATCTTTTACTTTTCTTTTTATTATAACTACAGGCATTGTATCAGTTCTATCTTTTGTTATAATTTGTCTTCCTCTTTCTGGATCTAATTTTACTCCATCTTTTACAGTTTTTACATTTTTGTTAAAACGAACATCAAAACCTTCTTTTTTTAAACTTTTGTAAACTCTCATTGCTGATTCTGAAACAGAGTAGTCGGATGCAAAATCTAAACCTTTATCAAAAGCATTTTTTATAGCTATTTTATATAATGCTTTACCTGCTCCTATATTTCTAAAATTTTTAGAAATCTTAACATCGCTAACTGTCATAGCTTTTAATCTTTTAGAATATTCTGTTTGAATAATATATTTTTCCTGTTTACTTGCTGGAACCCCAGAGTATTCTTTTACTAATTCTTTTGTTTTTGAAGCTACTGCAAAATAATTTTTTTTAGAAATTGTTTCAAAATCATCTATATCTTTTAATAATTTTTCTTCTTTTAATACATCTATATCTTCTGTTATTTTTTTTATTTTTGGTTTTTGTATTTCTTGAATTACTTCAGAAGTTTCTTTTTGTATTTTAGCTCTTTTTTTTAAATCTTTTGTTTGTTTCATTTTTTTGAAACCTCTTATTCCTAAAAATATAGATTCACCAATTCCACCAAGTGCCATTCCTTCTAAAACATTTTTTAATCTTCCTGCCATTTCAGTATCATTTTCATCTGTAGCTAAATATTGGGTAACAGCATTATTTAAAACTGGTGAATTAAATTCTACCAACATATCTGATAGTCTTCCTTCATTTGGATCAAAGACAGTAAGATCAGCAACAGCACCTGCACCCAATCCACGAAGTGTAGATTTAACTGCTGTACCCCCAAGACCTGCACCTTTTAAAAATTTAGCTGGTCCAGCAAAGCCAGTAATAAATCTTGATATTCCTTCTGTCATATTTCCAGCTAATGTTTCTGGTTTATGGAATACTGGTAATTGTCTTTTTTTTGAATACTCTTCTGATTTCCATTTAGAAGGTGCAACATATTTTGGAATAAAATCTTTAAATGTTAATTTACCATCTTTATCTCCAAACTCTAGTCCACCAAGAGAAACTATATTTTCATCTATAAAATCACCTTGTTCTTCAATAGCATTAACAATACCTTGTGGAGCAGATAGAGCCATATCTTCTGCGATCTTCCAATAATTTACATCTTCTTGATCTGGTTTTTTAACTAAACCAGAATTAATTGGTTCTATTTTTACAGTTTCTATATTTGCTTCGTTAAGAAGCTTTAGAACTTCTGGAGAAAGTTCAGATGACATATTATTCTCCTATTGTTGTAGCTTTTATTTGTGATTTAAGTATTGGTAAATACTCATTCATAAAAGCATTTATATCACCTTCTTTTTTACCATCTACTTTAATTGTAAAACCATTTATTCTTGCTAAAGTTTTATATTGTTTTAAAACTTGTAAATCTAATTTGTTTTCATTTAATAATGCCATATCATTAATAGTTTTTTGATATTCAAATTGTATATCAAAAATATTTTTTTCTAATTTATTGTTTATAACATTTTCAATTTTTCTGTTTTCATAAACATTTCTTAATGAATAAGTTAATGATCTGGCAAATTCTTTTTTCTCTTCCAAAGTATCTTCTGGATTAGCAATTAAATAACTTTGAATAGTTTCTTTATATTCAGTTTCTATTTCAGCTGCTGCTAATTCATCTTTAAATTCAGCTGGAACACCAATACCTTTGTCTGTAATACTTTTAGTTAATGCTCTTTGTAAATCTCCAGAATAATTAGAAAAAAATTCATTATCACCTTGTTTCTCCATTAAATTTTCATGTTGAATTTGTTCTGTTAATATTTTTTGCTCTAAATTATCAATCTTAATTGATATATCTCCTGTCTTAACTTTATAACCATTTGATCTTTCAAATTTTTTTAATTCATCAATTAGTTCTACTGCTCTATCATAATCAGAATTTACATCACCTTTAACTGTTATTTCAGATATTGCTTGAAGATAACCATTATAAACTCCACTTGAAAAATCTTGGTCATTTAAAAATTTACTTCCATTTAAACTATCATCTAAATTTTTAATTTGATCTTCACCATTTATTTTACCAGCAAACTGCTGCATATCTGCTAATAAAAAATCTCTATCAACAGCTTCTAATTTTTTTTCTAATACATTTTTAGGTAAATCAAAATCTTGAGCAAATTGTGTAATTTTTTCTTTTGCTTGTGTTTTATATTTAACTTTTAATATTGGATTATCTGATGTTGCATATTTACCAGATAAAGAATTTATTTCATTATTAATTGTTGTTAAACTTTCAGTTTCTAACGCTTTATAAGAATTGTTTTTAATATTATAAACATACTCTGAATATTCTAAATCTAAGTTTTGTTGTATTCTTTTTTTAACTCTATTATTTTTTATTCCACCTAGTTGTTGATTTAAGTAATTATTATATTTAGTTTTAAAATTATTAATTGCATCTTCATCGTTAATATTTTCTTTTTCAGCTTCTAAATATTTATCGAGTTCACCTTTTATTTCAAAAACTTTTTTAGCAGCTTCTACTTTTTCAGCAGTATCTCTTTTTTTTATTGAATAATCTGTTAATTGATTTAAAACTGGAAGTAATCCAGCAGCAGGTGTGGCAGTAGGTGAAATTTGAATACCAGTTCTAAGACTAGGTGCATCTGTTGTTGGTCTACCTTGTGCTGTAAATGTAGGAATCTTAGGCATATTAATCTCCAAATCCTCTTAATAAACTCATACCTGCTTGAGAATAATATCCAAGTTCAGCAGATCTTGCTTGTTGTCTAGCAAGTTCACCAGACATACGAGCAAAGTTTGCTTCTTCAAATTTTCTTGCTTGACCTATTTTTGCATTATAGTCTATAATGCCTTTTTCTATTTCTGCTTCTTCAGCATTTGATCTTAATATTCTTAACCCAGAACCAGATAGTTCTGCACCAGAAAATAATATTCTTGTTTTTGTTTGACCTTGTAATTTTGTAAATTGTTTATCAAATTTTGCAATATCAAATTCTTTTTGTTTTTCTATTTGTTCGGCTTCTTGCTCGGCAACTTGAGCATTTCTATTTTGAATAGCTTGATTATATTTACCAGTAGCACTTGCTTGTCTACCAGCTATTATTGCTGTTCCTGCAGATACAAAAGGTGCTGCTGTTGTTAATGCTGGTGCTACTGCTGTTACCCAACCCATTAGAATAACCTCGCATACATATATTGATCTGAACCATCAAAGCCAAACTTTTTCATTAATCCTTCTTCCTCTAAACCTAACCACTTAGCAAATTTTAAGCCAGTTGTATAG